GTTGTTATCAAGTTCAGCTTGTCTATAGCTTGCAAAGTTTTGCGGAGGTTGCAGTTTTAGATCAAACATAGCAACATCGACATTGATACCTTTCTTATTGAGATACAGTTTGAATTCATTGTTAAAAACATCAGTAATCATGCTTTGCAAGCGTTCGCAATAATTGTTGAAACGCAATTCTTGAATATACGCTGTGCCCACTCTACCATCATTGTATTGGCTTGCACTGTCATCTGCGCCAGTTGGCAAGTAGCTCGAAGGAATACGCAAGCCACGTAGTAATTTGTTTGTAAAATACTTTAAATCGTCAATTTCTCCCAGATTTGTTCCGCCTGGTAGTGTTTCAACCTTACTGCCGCGGCCTTCAGCAGTTTGAGGAAAGAAGTAGTCTTCGTTAATTGATAGCGGGTTGTAACTGCTGTCTATGACTGTTTGGCCACCGCCTGTCTTGGATGGGATTCTTCTTTGATGAATTTCCGTTTTTACACGCTCCACAAACTGCATAGCAAGGTGTGATGGCATGTTGCCCACATCAACGTAGAATACTCTGCGCTCAGGCGCACGTTGGACACGATAGATAATAATCGCATCTTCAAGCAGTTCTTTTTGCTTGTATACTTTGAAAATACTTTCTAGCAAACTGTTGCCAAAAGGAAAGTTTTGGTCTAATCCTTCGCTCATTGACAAGTGAACCACATGTTGTGCATCAACTGCTGTTTCATTGGCTTCGTTGCCAAATCTACTGTTGTTGCTGTCAGGTGTTCTTCCTGTCATATATTTTTGATCAAGTGTTTGATAGCCAGCGCCGCCGCCTGGGCCATATGCTTGATTTGTGTTGATTTTTGTTGCACTCAGTGCTTCAAAGGCAATGTTAATGTCTTTGACAATATACTGTTCTGGACGTTTGCCTTGTGATTCGTTAACAATAATTTTAGTTACATTGGCTGGATCAACATGAAACCACTTTTGTGTTTCTGGATCTCTAATAAAGAACTGATCGCCAAACTTAAACACGTTTCTAATAATTTTAAAGATACGCTTTTCAAATTCTTGTATCTTGCACCACTGTTTAAGATACTGGCCAATTACTTGAACTTCAGTGTTGGTTGGTGCTTTGCTGAATACCAGTTTAAATGGAGTTTGATTTTCTTTGTTTTTCTGCGAACAGAACTCTGCAAGTATGTCAAGAGCAGCATTTACTTCACTGTCGTTGTCCATGGTGTTGTATTGACCATAGCGTTCAATACGGTTTGGTGAACCAACATAAACATCTGGTAAGTGAGAACTGTAGTTTGCTGCTGCTGGACCTACGCCTTGGCCTTTGTTAAAGCTAAAAGGCGAATAGCTACCGCCAACATTCATACTTGTGGCTACTGGAGTAAAGTGTTTCTTCCAACTCATACTGTTAACGCTCCTTTCAAGAAGTCGTTGCTAATTCCGCGAACCCCGCGGTTGGTTTGATTTGTTGCTGCGAGTAATTGCATGGTAGTAGTATTTAACCGATTTATGGCAGCAACCACATCAGACTGACGAGTCATATTAGCTTCGCCTGCTGGTATAATCTGTTCTCCTCTATGCACAAACTGTAATCCATCTTTTTGTTCAAACGGATTTCCAGTTGCTCTTAATGTGCCAACTCTTTTGTTTGGTAATGCTGCATTTAGTTGTCCTAATAGTTCTAACGCTTCATTAGAAATTGTTCCTTGTTGATTTTGTATTCTCAATTCATCCAATGCTCTGCTTAAATCGCCAACAGATCTATTGTTACTCCACGGATTTTGGGTGTTGCCAGCCCAGAACCCAGTGTCTAAGCCGCTTGCTGCGAATATCTTATTTACTAATTCTTGTCCACCCACTTCATTAACATATGTTAATCCGTATAATCCAAATTTAGCAAGATCGTCAAAATTTAATAGTCCATCTCCTTGAATGTCATTTAATATAGTTTCTGCTCCAGCACTATCGGGTGTACCAGTAACTGAATTTCTTCTACCTTCTCCGGTAACAGCTCTTACCGCAGCACTTACTGCTGTGCTAATTAATGTTGGTATCTTTTCATTTATAATATCTAAAATTGAATTTGT